AGTTATCACAGACGCCACAGTCTGCAAGAGGTACGGCACCCGCCCATGCGTGGCGGTTCGCCTCACCGGAGAGGAGGTACCCCGTGACACAGTGTGAGCGTATCCTGCGGCATTTGCAAGACTATGGGAGTATCACCCAGGCCGAGGCTGTTACCGAGTACGGCTGTTACCGGCTTGGCGCAAGGATCTGGGATTTGAAAGCTCAGGGCGTTCCCATCAAGAGCGAAACCGTCACCGGGAAAAACCGGTACGGGGAGCGGACGTGCTTTGCACGGTACTCCATCATTAAAGAGGATTAGATAATGGCGATTGAATATTTCTGCGCTTATCACAGTTATCTGGACAGTATGGAGGAACTGAATGACACGGAGAGGGGGAGGCTTTTCACGGCTTGCCTAATATACAGCAAGACGGGCGAAGCACCGCAACTCCGTGGTAATGAAAGATTCGTATTTCCAACTTTGAAAGCACAGATAGACCGAGATAAGGCAACATACGACACCCGGTGTAAGAAAAACTCCGATAACATCCGAAAACGATGGAATACGGACGTATACGACGGCGAACAACCGTGTACGAATGATACCAAGACAAAGGAAAAGGAAAAGACAAAGACAAAGGAAAAGGCAAAGGATAATATACCTCCTTCGGAGGTTTGCGGCGAGCTGCCGAGCAGCCCCCCGCCTGCGGCGGTGCTTCCGCTGGTTGACGGCACGGATTTTGAGATTTCCGTGGAGATGGTTGCCGAGTTGTCCGGCCTGTATCCCGCCGTGGATGTAGCTCAGCAGTTGCGGAGTATGCGTGGCTGGCTTTTGGCAAATCCCAAAAACAGGAAAACAAAAGCTGGGATCATGCGATTTGTCAACTCCTGGCTCTCCAGGGAGCAGAATTCGGCTAGACCTGCGGCAAACCAGAAGCCGGGCGGCTACACCAGCGGCGTTGACCGTCTGGCGGAGATGTACAGGGAGGAATTTGGAAATGGATAAACAGGAAGCGTACCAGATTCTCACGCTTTTACAGGCAAATTATCCCGATTCTTTCCGGGGGATGTCCAAAGAGGCGGCAAACGTAAAAGTCAATCTTTGGGCCGACATGTTCGCCGAAGAGCCATTTGAGGCCGTTGCCGCCGCTGCAAAGGCGTACATAGCGACGGATACCGGCGGCTTTATGCCCACCATCGGTCAGCTGAAAGATATGCTTCATCGGATGCAGTCGCCCCAGCAGATGACCCAGATGGAGGCATGGGGGTTGGTTGCAAAGGCCTTGCAAAACAGCATGTACGGTGCTGCGGAAGAATTTCAAAAACTCCCTACGGCGGTACAGCGGACGGTGGGAAGCCCCGCCCAGCTCAAGGAATGGGCGCTGATGGACGCAGAAACGGTGCAGTCGGTTGTTGCATCGAATTTCCAGAGATCGTTCCAAGTGTGCCAGAAGCGGGAGGACGACTACCAGAAGCTCCCCGGAGCGGTAAAGCACTTTATCGCCGAGCTGGCCGGGAAGATGGAATTTGAAAAGCTACCGGAAGGCGGTGGAGTATGAAAAACGAAGTAGGCGGGGAAAAGGAACGCCCCGGCCAGTACATCGATTCGGAAAGCCCCTTTTGCAGAAATTGCACGCGGGACGATTGCCCCACTAACGGGGACGGCTGCAAGGCGTGGGAAGAATATTTCGTAGCGAATTGGAACAAAAACATCATGAAATCAATTGGAAACCACAAAAAACAACGCCAATTTTTCAGGTATGAACACCCGGATTTGGTGAGAGAGGGGGTTGTTATCGAGAATGAATGACTTGGAGCAGATGGCAATCGATCGCCTGAAAGCTGCCTCTGATATGTCGTTCATGGCGTATCAGCAGCCTTTGGTGATCTGCATTTCAGGCGGCAAAGATTCCGGCGTTATCACCGAGCTTGCGGTGCGTTCCGGCATCCCCTGCGAGTTCCAGCACAACCACACCACAGCCGATGCCCCGGAAACGGTGCGATTCGTGCGAAGCGAGTTCAAGCGGCTAGAGGGAAAAGGATACAAGTGCACCGTGAACATGCCGGTTTACAAGGGGAAACGGGTGTCCATGTGGAGCCTAATTCCTCAGAAGCTCATGCCGCCAACACGGTTGGTACGGTACTGCTGCTCCGTCCTGAAAGAAACAGGGGGGGCAGGACGGTTTATCTGTACCGGCGTTCGTTGGGCTGAATCTACATCCCGGAAAAATAACCGTGGAATCTACGAAAAACTGGGCGCAACCAAGGATAAAAACATCATTCTTGCTAACGACAATGACGAAAAGCGGATGCTTTTTGAAAACTGTCGTTTGAAAGCAAGGCGAGTTGTGAACCCTATCGTCGACTGGACAGACGAAAATGTTTACGGATTTTTGGAAGATGCAAAAGTCCAGATGAATCCGCTTTACGCAGAGGGGCAATGCCGTGTTGGCTGTATCGGTTGCCCCATGGCTGGAAAAAAGGTGCGTGAAGCGGAGTTCACCCGGTGGCCGAAGTACAAGCAGCTCTACCTGAACGCCTTTGAACGGATGCTGGAGGAACGCAGGCGGCGCGGAAAACTGGATGGAACGTGGAGAATGGGGACGGAGGCAGAAGATGTGTTCCGCTGGTGGATGGAGTACGATGTGCTACCGGGGCAGACAAGTATGGAGGATTTTCAATGAGCAAGGCGAAAATGTACGGCTGTTTCAAGCCGGTGAAGCGGAATTGCACCCCGCCCAGGTGGGGGAAAGTGCCTCGGGGGAATAAAGGAAAACAGAAAGGAAATGGGAAATGAGCAACGTTGTAGAACAGCTTATGCCAAACCCAGTAAACCACAAGCATGGAGAAAATGGGTGCTGCAAAAACCCAAGGGCATGGGAAATGGAAATGATGCACCAGGTATGGGCCGCTGGTCTTCATGATGCGGCCAATTGTTTTCAGGATGCGCTTGAAGTAAAGTGGGAGCTTGAATCTCAGCGAAAAGTGAAGCCGAAAACAAACAGTGACAGAATCCGAGCTATGACGGATGAGGAGCTGGCAAAATTACTCAGCACCGGGACGTTTATTTGCGAGGGGCGTAAAGATATCTGCGAGAATATGCCGGGATGCGAGGAATGCAGGTTGGCATGGCTCAAAGCCCCGGTGGAAGATAGCGAGAAATGAACCACCTAGGTGACATTACCAAAATCAACGGTGCAACTGCTCCAATCGTTGACTGTATCATTGGCGGCAGCCCCTGCCAAGACCTGAGCATTGCCGGAAAGAGAGCCGGACTTGCCGGGGAACGGTCGGGACTTTACATGGAGCAGATCCGAGTGATAAGGGAGATGAGAGAGCATGACAGAGCAAATGGACGGTCAGGTGTGTTTATTCGGCCAAGATACATGGTCTGGGAGAACGTGCCCGGAGCATTCAGCAGCAACCACGGAAAAGACTTCGCCGCAGTCCTCGAAGAAGCGGTCAAAATCGCAGAACCGGAAGCCCCCCCTGTTCCTGTTCCTGAAAAAGGATGGCCAACCAGCGGATGTCTCATGGGAGACGGATGGAGCGTTGCTTGGCGTGTACTCGATGCACAGTTTTGGGGAGTGCCCCAGAGACGGCGTAGAATCGCGCTTGTCGCAGATTTTGGAGGGCAATCCGCACCAGAAGTACTATTTGTCCGCAAAAGCGTGTCGGGGGATTCTGAACCGGGCGGCGAGACGAGGGAAGGATTTGCCGGAGGCTCTGCGGAAAGCACTGGAAGCTCAGTCTATTGCCTGCAAGGAAACGGAATAGACCGCGCGGACACAGCCAGATGCAACGGCAGGGGCTGGAAAGAAAATGTGAGCTATACGCTCAACACCATCGACCGACCAGCGGTCTGCGCCGGGTTTAAGCTGGGGAACAGCGAAAAAGCCAGGAGTATCGGATATTGCGAGGAGCAGGCGCCGACCCTGAACGCAGAATGCGGCGGGAATAAGCCTGCAATACTGGACATGTCCCACGCCTGTGATGTAATCCTGGATTGCGGTGGCACTTCTCCTTCTTTGCAAGCCAGAATGGGAACGGGTGGGAATCAAGTGCCGCTGGTAGCATACGGTATCGGAAACGGCCAAGTAAACGAAATGGCTACCCCGGCATTTGAAAAGGCGAAAACCCTGAATACAATGCACGATGCGCAAGCGGTATTCTGTCAAGATGTTGCCAACACGCTGAAAGCGAAAGCCAACCTGGATTTCCGGGAGGACAGCGAAACCTACCCAGTCCAAAGCGGAAAAGTGCGCCGCCTGACCCCGCTGGAATGTGAGCGGCTACAGGGCTTCCCGGGCGGCTGGACGGACATTGGGGAGTGGGTGGGCAGCAAGGGCAAGAAACGGCAAACCGCCGATTCTGCCCGATACAAAGCTCTTGGCAACTCCATTGCCCTACCGCCCTGGAAATGGGTGCTGAAACGGATTTGCGCCCAGTACGAACGTGATGCAACCATGGCAAGTCTTTTTGACGGAATCGGTGGGTTCCCGCTGATTTGGGAGCAGCTGAACGGAAAAGGAAGCTGCCTCTGGGCAAGCGAGATTGAGGAATTTCCGATGGCGGTGACGAGAAAGCATTTTGGATAATACAAGCCCGGGGCAACCCGGGCGGGAAGGAGATAACAATGTTTGTCCTTGAATACAAACAGCTTTTCGTTCCTCGGGAGGAGCTGACCAAGAACAGGACTTTTCAATCTTTTCGTTGGAAACAATACGCCATTTGCGAGGAAAGAGAACCGCTAGAACGGATTCGCACCGAACGGAAAAGACCAGAGAATTGGCGGGTTGTTCAAATGCGTGGAAGCCTGGAACAGGAGGGATAACAATGGCTAAAGCAGTGTTAATCAGCATTCGCCCGGAGTGGGTGAGCAAGATTCTGACCGGAGAAAAGACGCTGGAAGTCAGAAAGACCCGTCCCAATATGGAAACGCCTTTCAAGGTTTACATCTATTGCACTGCCGGAAACCTGAGCTACAAAGTTAACGGCGGGATGGTATGCAATGTGAGCGGTGGTAAAATAGTTGTCGGTGAGTTCACATGTGACAACATAGCAACGTACAACTATGATTACTGCCCGCATCCGGAAATCGGAATGGATTACGACTGCGGTGATAGTTGGTGGGAGATTGACGACGAGGATTTGAAATCTGCATGTCTGTCAGAGGAAGAATTCCGGTATTATGCGTTCGGAAGGGAGGCAATGTACGGCTGGCATATCTCCGACCTGAAAATATACGATCAGCCGAAAAAGCTGATCGAGTTCTTGTCTCCGCCTGAGCTATATTGCGAAAAGGAGCGATGTGGAGGTTGCCCGTGTGATCAGGTGGCAGATGTGAACGGCGAATACAGTTTCGACTGCGAATGGAAGAGGCCGCTGACGCGCCCGCCCCAGAGTTGGCGCTATGTGGAGGAATTGAAATGAGTGATTACGTAAGCCGGGGGGCAATTAAAGACGCCATGCTGCGATATGGTTTTAAGGCTCCGGATATGACCGTTACCGAGTTTGTAGAAGACGAGTTGCCCGCCGCCGACGTGGAGCCGGTGCGGCATGGGGAATGGCGACTTGTTCGCAGAATGGCAGCTTGTGGGGAATACGAATGCTCCGTGTGTGGCCGCATTGAGACATTTGGTTGCTTTAACAAGCCAGAGAATAATCCATATTGCCATTGCGGCGCAAAAATGGTTTTGGAGGGCGAAAATGACAATTGACAGTATAATGACGATCCTTGAGCAAGTTGCCCGCAACGTTGGTTTTGCATTGATGGTGGTTGGCGGACTTTTGCTATTTGGGGTGTTAGTCGCAATTTCCGTCCGGATTATGTGCGAGATGTGGATAGGAGCCAGCAACAGATTCAGGGACATCTGTAAAGCAGAGAGCTTAATCCATGAGTACCGCAGAGACAGAGAAAAGTTTATTAAATGGCTGGAAATGGAGGACGAAAATGACGATTGACCGAGCAATTGAAATTCTGAACCCGGAACACCGGGAGCATTACGAAAGTATAGACCCAGTGAACGAAGCCTGCCGGATGGGCATGGAGGCGTTGGAGCGGGCTAGGTGGATTCCGTGCAGTGAGAGGTTGCCGGAGATAGGTGTCACGGTGCTGACGCTTGATAAGTACAAGCACGTCGCAAGCCGCGCGCGGAAATCTTATGTGGACGGTACACCGTATTTTTACCCGGACGGACTTGAACCCGGCAGACATATCACCCACTGGATGCCGCTTCCAGAATTGCCGAAGGAAGGGGGCGCAGAGAATGGCTGAAGTTATCGCGACTGTGTTCGCTGTGATTGTGTTCCTGCTTTTCTGCGTGCTTATTGCCACGGGGCTGACATGGGGGATTCTTATAATCGTCAAGGAAGCCATCGAGCTGTGGCGGGAGATAAAGGAGTGAGAACCATGAGCAAGAAACCGGACT